TGACCATGTCGACGCCACGCAAGGTGGATTTGTAGAGAGCAACCCCTTTATTCACAGCCGCCATTGTCATAATAAAAGCGCCGAAGACCATACCAATCGGATTTGAGGCAATCTTTGTTAATACATCTAGCAAGCCTACGAGCTTTTCTACTAAAGGCGCCACATTAACTGCTAATCCATAAGCCGCCATCTTTAGCTTGTTCATGGCGCTTTGAGATTCTCTGGCTTTCTTCTCTAAGGCTTCTTGGCTGGCCCTGGCTTGGTCAAACGCTTGTGCACTCCCGCCAAAAAGCTGCGCGGCTTGGGCCATGTCTCTAATACCGGCAGCTGCTGCAATGGCCTGTTGTTCGTGTCGACTAAGCTGGGTAAATACTCGACCTGAGACTGATATCGACTCTCGCAACGCGGTTATGCGTTCCGCTTCCGTCGCATACACCATCTCAATAGCACTAAGATACGGGCCACCGAGGATGGCATTAAGTCGGCCTACTGCTTGGCCGGCCTGATCAAATGTATCAAACTGTGCTGCTATACCAATAAGCTGACTCACGGCGAGTCCGGTGTTCTTCGCCTGTGCCGAAAGACCGGCGAACACTTCATACATTCGATCACCGTACTTGGCTAGTTCATTAGAGGCCTGCTCCCAGTCTTTGAAAATGACATCCGGAGGCTGCTTAAGGGCCTTAGATAAACCAAACAGACGATTTGATAATCGAATAGATTGTTGGGTCGTCATATTTAGACCCTTGTCCATAAAGTTAAATGCTTGAGCCGTTCCTTGTGCCGAAACGCCCACTTCCTGGAGAAGGTTTGTTTGGCGCATTAGAGCCTCGCGATTCTGTGCCGAGGATACTGAAAAAGAGGCCATGCTTCTAAGCAGCGCTTCGGTTGACTGGCCAGCATCCTGGATGGCTACGCCGAATTCGCGCATTGAAATATGTGCGCGCATCGTTTGTTGTTGCAAGCTGTTAAGGCCGGTGCCCCCATGGGATATCTGTCGAATCTTGGCCGCCATTGAGTCATATTCTTTGGCCGCTGTGATTGTCATCTCTACAATCTTCATCCACGTAGAGCCCAGCATATTACTAACGGTAAGCATTCCCTTTGTGTTGTTCCACATCTGTCGAAGGGCGTCCTTAGACTGGAACATGGCCCCTGTAAGGGTGGTCTTCCAAACATCGCTTACGCCCAAAGTCGTTTTAAAGAAGTTCTGTTGGGCGCTAGCGAGGTTGGCGGCAGTCTGTTGTTGTTGTTTTTTAAGGCGGAGGTTCTCCATCTCCAGACTGACCTGTTTCTGCAGCTCTGCCGACTGCGCCTTCATGAAGACGAGCGCGCTTTGCTGCGCGGGGCCGAGTTTCTTGCCTTCTCTCACGAGCAACTCCATGGCGGTGATCTGTGAGTTTAGGTTGTAGAGCGCCTCAGCGCTCTTCGCTGTCTTCTGTTGTAGAATTTGAAGACGCTGCTGTTCTAGGTTGAGGTTAATATTGAGAAGCTCTCGCTGCGACTCTGTGAAAGCCCGGGTTTCTCCCAGAAATGCTTTCTCTTGTTCTAATAAGGCTATGGTTCGGCCGCGGCCCTCATTAATTTGATCCACGAGGGCCTTGAGGTGTTCAGCCGAAGTAACTTCTTTGGGGTCGACCATGCTTTAGCCCTACTTAAACGGCCATTTTAAGCCGGTTTCTTTTTCAAAGCCCGCGACTGCTTTTTCAAGCTCGTGTCGGCTACGAAAACTACGAGGATCATTGAGTCCGTGCTTCATAAAGGTTTCCATGTAGTTTTTTTCTCTAGAAAGCGCGTCGCCAAAGGACGCGATCTGCGAAGGGGTGCCCCGAACACTGGCCCAGCGGGGCGCCGTTATATCGCTGCCGCCAAACATGCGTGTTAGTAGCATTTCAATCGCACCGCCAAACATAGTAAGGAAACTTTCATTCAAGTTTCCTTCCTTCACGGCGTTCAAATTAACTACTATCGGAGATAGACTTTTATCATTCACAGGAGGCCTCTCACAGTTATACAAAATAAATAGTCTTTAAATCAATTAAAGCCGCGGCGGCTTCACGCCAGGGCCCAATTGGTTGCGCCCGGAGGCGCCGGGTCCGGAGGCCTCTTCCATCGCTTCTTGCTCGTCTTTTTTCTGCTTAATAAGCCTCTTGAGAAACCATTCTCTTAGTTGGACCGGCAAGTTGTATGCTTCTGTAAAGCTCCAGCCTCCATGGTATTTTAAGACAAAGAACTGCTCATAGACGCTCTCCATGTATTCATTGTTGAGGCCAAAAAAAGTCGGCTGTAAAGGGAAAGTCGATTTCGTCCACGTGACTGCATTGGTCACAAACGAACTCCTTTCGCAAATCAATCGCGGGGGTTACTTTTCTATATATATCTCTCAAAAATCTTGCATCCGGCAATGTCATAGTCTCAGCAAACTTATCAATGAGGGGGGTATCGGTGTACTCGTTAATAGAGACGATCATTAACTTAAGTTGATCGGTAATAAGGTGGTCTCCTTGTTTTTTCCTCTTACGCTTCTCAATCGTCCTGGCGAGAATGTTCTCTTCTTTGCCGGTCAGGAGTTTAAAAGTGAGCTCCACTGGATTATTGGGGAGGGTGATCACAAAGTTATTTTCCTCATTGCGAATTACTCCTAAATCTTTCAATTTTTCATCGCTGGGCGAAGAAACCACTTCAGCATTTTCGAGATCATAAAAATAAGTATCAGATTCTCCACAATGGGGACACGCGACTGTTGTATTGTAGTCTGCGCCGTAGCCAGATTTTCGAGCAGCAATTAAAATAGCATTTCTATCACCACTTAAAAGAGCCTCTGGCTTGATACGCTTATCTACAATAAGATTAGCAAGCAATCTGTCCAGGGCTAGCCCCTTTTCCAACAAGCTTTGAGAAGTTAAGATATCTTCTTCCTTGGCAGTCATATAGCGGATTTCAATAGTTTCCTGATTGTGGAGCGCATGAGAGCTTGGATAAAACTCTCCTCTGCTGGGAAGCTCTACAAACTCAGTGGGCACAACAAACGAAAAGGGGTCGCTGGGCGTTCCCTCCTCTTGTAGTGCTTGTACGGGGGGATCGGCATCCGGCTGTGGCGCCGAAAACCGATCTTCATTATTTCGGATTGACAAAAGTCACCTCTCTTTCGTTAGTAATTATAACAGTAAATAAGTTTTTATTTAAATTAATCTACAGCGCCTTAAAGCTCGTTGAGGAGCTCCGCCACAGACGGTACCTCGCCTTCACGACGAGGGCGCTCTTCCTCAAGGGGGGGTTGCTCATACTTCTGAAGATTTCTTTCGTTTCTAATGCGCAACGCTTCGCGTCGAAGCTGAACTCTATCACGCAAAGACGACAGCGAGCCGCCGCGGTGATGAATAAACTCGTAATCATATGAATCATACATCAACGTAATTTTAACTTTGGTGAAATCATCATCGTTGTTGCTAAACGTTCCAAAATCTACTTCACTAATATAAGGATTATGTAAAATATATTTACGAGCCTTAAACTTCTTTTCAAGAGGCCTGGTAGGGTTTGCTGTGTGCTCTAATAGTTCAATTATTTCAAACCGAGACTCCCCAGTCATGCAATTCGAAAAAGGAATCAATTGACCCTCGATGCGGGCCACCTGACTGCCATGATCATGAGTGGGCTTCACGCCGGCGCCCCCCAGGAGATAGGCTGTGAGCGTCGCCGCCAAGTCCTGGTCATATGTGTCAATAAGCTCTACCGTAACAGGATCAAAATTCCAAATCGTCTTTTGTCCATGAAAAATCTTAGGGAAGCCATCAAGAACATTATCAGATTTATAAACATCTGTTTTAAAGCCGGGCTTCGTACAGCTTACGGCAAAAAATTCAGGCCACCCGAAGGCGTCGCCGGGATATGCCGCATTGTATGTCGGATTAATGACCCTGGTGACGTCATCTCCTATGATCTCGCTTATTTTTCTTAGGTCACTCGGGTACGGAACGAATACCGGCATCGGTACCACAAACCGAAAAGGGCGTTTTGGCTCTGTGTAAGGATCACTCCATCCTTGCCAAAAAGGCATTGTTATACCCTACCCGCTAGCGCGGCCTGGTTGATTATTATAAGTAGCCCAGTCGTACCGCAGGGTTACGTCGACGGTGAGAAGCTCTTCTGAGCCATAATCCAAATCGCCGTACGCAATGCCCTTAACCCAGGCATTGTTTAGCTCATATTCTCCAATAGGGGCGCCGTCGCCATTTAGCTCTTTAATCAAAACTCTTCCTATCGCATTCGTAGCATCAAATTTGTTGACAGTGCTGGCATCTGTAACACCGCTCGGGGCAGTCGAAACACCATCGGGGTTAACATACCCTGCGTTTTCTAGTAGGATCTGCAACAGCAGATCGAAATCAGGAGTGGCGGAGTTAATCAATGTGATTCCCACGTCATTCCAGGTAATGGCCCCGGGATAGTAATAGGTTTGTCCCAAAAACTTATGTTCGGACTGGCCAATATCGTAGGCCGGCTTGGTTACTTTTCGAGCATAAATCTGCGTCGTAGTTCCTCCGGCCGGTCCCGGTAGATTAAATTCAACCAAAAAGCGGTGTGCTCGCTTTGGCTCCATGGCCGCGTTATTCCAAAATTGTCCCACCATTGTCTTAGTTACTCCCGTTTACGTTAATTAGTGCAGTATTCCAAATCAGCCTCTTTTTATTAATCATCGAACGAAGCTCCTGAGCGCGTAATGATAAAATCCAAAGCGATAAACTCAATAGCCCTAGTAGGCTTCAAAAACACCTTGGCGTACATGATGTTTCTATCAACCAAATCGGGAGTCGTTGTGGTCTCATCTAGGATGACCCTATATTCACTCAAGCCATACCGAGCTTTTACTGACCTCAGAAGAGGCTGTACCTCTCCCAAGAAGCGATTCCATGTTACATCAACATTGGGATCAAACAAGATCCTAGTAGAAATCCTGGATATCTGCTTCTTCAAGAAGATCAGAAGCCTCCGCACATTCACGCGATCGAGAGCCGATGGGGTCGCTTGCAAGGTTTTTTGACCAAACACCACAATACCCTCGGACGGAAATGATGCAATGGGATTAATGTTAACCTCATAAAGATCATCTCGTTGTTTGCTTGTAAGCCTTTCCAAAACCGCAGTCGTGGGAAGACCCGCAGAGCCGCGGCTTAGGCCGCCTCGATTGAACCCAGCCGGCGCAAACCACAGTTCTGATGAGCGCGCCGAGGAGCCATAGGTACCAAGAGCCGCTACAGAGGGGGGGAGCCATACGCGCGTACCCACCAGAGTATCACGCATCTGCACCCATGGATAGTAAGCTGCGCCATAACTATTGTTTAAGGCACGTGTCTTAATATTAGTAATCGTAGTGGCGGCACTTCCGATGCGGTCGACAAAGCTGCTCGAATTTTCCGTAGCCGGTGTGTAACCACCCTCCAGATCGATAACTGCCAAAGTGTCAGCGCGATCCAGGGCCATATTCAATAAGTGATCGGTAACTGCTCGCGGGGTCATGCCAGGAACAGCGGCTAGGTTAATATTCACCATGTCCGGATCTGCGATCGTATCAATTGCTTTCTTTACAGTGTAAAGCATAGCGTAGTCTTTATCTTCCGGCGCAGTCGAAGGAGCTTCACCACCCAAAGTTGTTGAGTTGGTGAAGGGCTCTGAATCACTAATATTAAAGCCATCAAAGCCGCCAAACATCGGTACCGTAAAACGATCGTATCCACGATTAAGAGGTTCTGTATAGGAGCTACTAATCGCGGTCATAGACCGGCCGGCTCGTCGTCCGCCGCCGATAGTTTTAACGGCTGCAGCGCTGGTTCCATCAACGAACCCGCGGGTTAAGCTGCCGCTATATCCTACCTGAGCGGTAGAGACGTCCCAGCAAAGATTATCCAAAGAGAACCCAGGGCCTCGCTCGCATACACTAGTGGGGGTTATCCGACCAAAAGCGACGGGACGCATGCGCAACATATCTTTGATAGAGTTGTCGGGCACCAAAGAGGTACGACTCTTCGTAGTTTGCAGGCCCCAGTATGCATTTGTCTTGTCCAAAAGGCCCCCGTCAGAAGAAGATACCCGCAGTGGGAGTACCGGAAACTGAAAGCTAGCAGTGATATGTATCGTGCCGGGGGAGGAGGTGCCGTCGCCGCCAACATCTACAAGGGGGAAGTCAGGGTCGACCCAGGAGGCGCTCATAATAGAGCCGCTTCCTTCCACGATAACACTCTTGGCGCCAGAGGAGGATACATTGAGATCCAAATCGGACCAGTCGGTCGAGCCGGTGCGGAAGTTAAACCCTTCATACTTGGGAACGCCCTTAAAACCAAAGGGAAGCCAATCTTCACCCCCGCGACCCATATCAATATCATTGTTCATATTCATGCGTATGTATTTGGACTGGTTTTCATATTGGCCAAGATGATTATACTTCTTATTAACATCGTCCCAGGTCACGTGCATGTCTCCTATTCTCCGAGCAATATAGTTCGGCGAGTTAGGGTTGAGATTAAGTCTGCTATACTCTTCAAGAACGACCGGATTGTTATCATTATCGTCAAAGGCGCGCACTTGAAGAGAGAACGTTCCAAATGGCTCAAACGATGGGTTGGGAGAGTCTTTAATATCTGTAATAGATATTTTAAGATTATTCTGTGCCCACTCAGCTTCGTCCTGAGCAACTACTACGAAAAGCTCTCTTTCACTATTATTAATATTAAAGCTTCCGCTAGCGCCACCATCTTGTGCAATAATAGGGGGCGTCTGCGGCAACTTAAAGGACGTCCGAAAATCAGAACAAGAAGCGGACAAGCCCAAAATAACACCGTAAAGCGTATCGGTTCCATAATTAAACGAATCATTAATGTTTCGTTCAAAACTTTCGCCTAAGAAATAGTATTCCCTATTCGTAGTTGTGGTAATGTTAGGATTAACCATCTGGGGGTTAGTATTAAAAACCTTTCTAATGTATCGGCCACTAGTGTCGTCAAAGTTAAAAGTAGTCTCCGTCTGGACAGAGCCGGCGGCCTTGATTTTTACTTTAAACTCTTGCGCAGTTGAGCCGCCCGAACTCAAACTAGTCGTGTTTACCATACGCGCGTTGCCCTGAACGATGGATCCGGCTGCGCCGCCGGTTAGCCCTGGGCCTATAAGTTCAATGGTGGCGGAACTAGACAAATACCACAAAGCCGCCAGGGTCCCGGAAACGTGCGGGGAGGAGACTGAGCCTGAGTTGGTTATAAATAGACCATAGACGCCGCCAACAGTATCTTGGGTGGTGCTAGGATAGAGCCAGCCCGCTTTGGCGTATTGAGCGGAGGAGGCGATTGGGCTTTGGTCTCCAAGCAATCGCACAAAAGTGACAGGGCCGTTATTGGCTAAATAAGCCTGTGCAGCGTATGCCGCGTAAGTAGTGGCTGCCCTGTTTCCATCTCTCCAAACGTCTCCGCCTTCGCCACCAGGAAGAGGGTTTCCGAATAGCTGAACAAACTCGTCAAACGAGCCAACAGTGGTCGGAAGCATCGCGGGTCCATGAGCGCTACGCCCAATAATCGCAGGCCCCGGTGGCACTGCTCCGCGTTGCGGCGTTTGTGACTGATCGATTTCATTAATGAAAACACCCGGCGAAACAAATCTAAATCTATCAACAGGCATTATATGGCTTCTCCTTTTTTATCAAAAACTAAATACTTAATTTTCTGCAAGTTTTCTTTAAGTAAATAGTAAAGTGATGCAGCAAAGTCCAACTATTATTACTATTCTCTGTAAAACCCACGATCGTCTAGATATTCATCTATGTCCCCCAAGATAACATGCTCCCGAGGAATTTTAACTTCTACTGCGTTTTCTCTAATAACCACTTTGGGCCGATCATCATTGGGGCCGTCGCCAATTAAATATCCGAGCACGTCCAGACTCACAATGGTTTCATAATTTCTAGGCTCCATTTGCAGCCCGTTACTGTTGGAATTATTAACAAAACTCCCCGCAATAAAAGCCTCAAACTTATGTCCATCTCTCTCTAGGCGACGAGGCATACTATTCATTCCCCCTTGTCGCAATAGAGGTGTTATTAGATCGTTCATTTGCTGCTGGTATTCGGTTCGTAGGCTGATTTCATACTTTACCGACACCCACACCGGCAACGGAATGGTTATAGTTTCATAAACTGTCTTTTTATCAACAATCCCGGGAAATGTTGGCTGGCCTTTCCCAATAGACCTCACGCCGCCGCTATATCTTCGAAGAGATATATTGTTTTGAAACTCAGCAGTCTTTTTCTGATTGATGCGCCTCGCTATTGTTATGGTGCCCCCCCGATAAGCGGGATAGTCTTTACTGGGAGGAATGTTAGCGTACGGAATAGCACGCTTAGTAATATCTTTAGTGGCCCCTTTTCGTTCGAGGGTGATGGCAGGAAAAATAAGCGTCTCATCTCTATCTCTCAGGTTTTTATTTGCTTTAATCTGGAAAGAGCGCTCAGTGGAGGCCCATATAATGGGCACTTTTTTAAACCCATCGTTGCTGGTGGTTGATAAGTCTAGCCTATCATTCAAAAAATCATAAACCGCAAAGTCTATGGTTTCAAGAGTGGACGGCATCATCTCTATTTCTTGGATAATAGAAGGATCTTTAACACCAGTCCAAGTATTTTGTTTCGGATTCTCGATCTCTTCTTGAGTTTGTATGGATTGACTACGCGGTGACACGGAAATTCCCCCTTCTTGCCTTTCGGCATTCGGCACTTACTTGAAACTGATGATATACCTGTCCAAAGTAGTATCGGGTATCATCATACAGCCTCATGATTTCATAAAAAACATCGCCATACTGGACGAAATCTCCTGCGCGAACATTTAAATTTTGATCGGCGGTTAATCTCTTATAGTGAAAATGAACCGACAGCTTGGTCTTGTATTCATACGAATATTTATCGTTTGTTTGCTCGTTCTCTACTTGTACATAGGCGTATACTCGAACAGGAGGCAAGCATACTTTATTAACGCTTTCTCCATACAGAGGATGAAAGTTTGTTTTGTCGATGTCAACAGGATAATAGACTATGGTTTGGCCTATAACACGTTCCGCTAATTCATCATTAACTTGTTTGACAAGATCGCGCTCTTTCTTCCCAAAAAACATGGGAGGGGGAGGAGCCGCTGGCTGAGTCCATTTATCGTTCGGGTTACCCATCTAACTACCCTACATAGATGCCGGTTGGTATATCGCCCAATACTTTTTCCGCATTATCCCCTATTAGGCCGTCTGTCTCGGCAAGCTTGACATACGTAAGCTCATCAAACGTTGCTTTAAGCTCTTCTCGTAAGGCATCTTGTTCGGCTTTTGCTTGAGCCAGCAGGTCGGACGCGTTTAAGGTAACCGACTCGCCCGGGATTGGGATCGTCGCAAATTTGCCTCGTATCTGCCCAAGCATCTCTTTGGCCAAAGCCAATGCAAAGCGTCGGATCCACTGCTTGCCAATAGAGTTAATACTTACATAGGCAATATTTTTGAACGGTAATGTGTTCATATTGTTAATCCCTTCTACTCCAGAAAGTCTATCCGAAGCGGACTCTTCCCATGGGTTTTCCTCAACAGTAAACTGAAACCAGAACCTATTTGGACTGGCGGCCGTGGGCTTCGGATAAATGCGCATCTTGTTGTTTTTTATTTCATACGACCAGTGAGAAACCCTTGTATTAAGGGCGTCCTCGTAGGCCATAGCTTGTAGCTTGTTCTGCCAAACTGGTACAATATCAAACGTAGAATCATCTGCATATTGGCCATAGGTTCTGAGGTTTCCCACAACGCTGAAGCCGCCATAATACCCATAAAATCGCCACATGGCGCCGGGTGACTTATAATAGACTCTACGAATAATAATTCTTTTATTCCCCACCTTCCCGTAATAAGGAACAGCCGTATCTGTAGCTGCCGAGGAAGATATAATATTTTGGAGATCATAATCCTGCTGATTGGCGACGCTCGGAAAGGAGCCCGAATATATGTTCTGGGTGCCTCCCAGGCCGGTTTCGGTAATCATCCTGTCAGCGGTACGTCGGATGTATCCATAGTCAAATTTTGGATACCTTAGTTCAATCTGAGATCCCGAGAGGGTGTCTCCAGATTTAATTTCTCCGTCTTGATCAAAAGATGCTGTAGTGTGGCCCAAAAAACTAGAAAGAGAGTTTTTGGATTGATGAATATTAACTATGTAAGAATATTCTAAAACCGCTTCTTCATAGGCGGCGTAAACGTTTCCTTCTGCTAGCTCAATATCTAAAACATCGCCACCTAGCTTCTTATAAGTGAACGCTACTTGGTCTGCAGCGCCGGAAAGGAAGTCTGAGGATCCCGCATAGATGCCAAACGGAAGAGCCGCGGCCACATTCTTATATGATCCGGTCACACCCAACACGTTTGTATTGGTTGTCGAAGCTGGTTTTAAAACGGGAACTGCCATGTCTTACCCTCAATGTTAAGTAGTGCCACTATCATAAATAGAAAGCCCCGGCTCTAGGAGCCGAGGCTTTCAATATTATTTACCCGTAAACGAACGGTTTATACTAACCGATGTTCAGATCACTAATGACCACCAGGCCATACATGTCTGGGCGCACCATCTTCTTGGCGTAGCGAGTCATGACTCCCTTACGGGGCACGAAGTCCTCTACTCCGAAAATGGTAGGCGTGGTCTGCAGCGGCACGTAGGGAGCGTAAACATATCCGCTCTCTAGGAAGCTACTTCCCTTACGACCGACCAGGACGATGTTCCGCAAGAAGTAAGGATCGACAAAAACGTCCCACTTCTTAGACAGAGAACCAACCTTGACGGCGCCAGCAGTGCCCTTGTCGCTGTCAACAGCAACGTTGGCACGGAAACCAGCCGTGAACTCAAGGATATTAGCAACTTCAGGTCCGCAGACGATGAAGTTAGCACCACCCCGTAGAGTCTTACGGTGGATTACGGCTGAGACGTCATTAATAGTCTCAATAAGGGTTTCATACCACTCACTCACATTACCGGTGAAGTCGGGGGTAACCGTAGAGGCTCCCACTTCCTTACCGTTAGTGCGATCAAGGAATCGACCAGGTGCGCGTGACCAGTACCGAATAGCACCAGTTGCACCCACGATAAGATCTTCTAGGATCTCACGATCAATTTCAAGAGCAATCTGCTCAGATAGAATCTGAGTAAGCTCGACCTCGGCATCCAGGTTGTGATAGGCATTAAGATCCTGTCCCAACTCTGGGGTCCACTTGGCCTTGAGCTTCTTGGTGACTGCCGTAACGGCAATCGAATCAACCTTGATGTCGATCTCGGGGATGTTCTTGTTGTTTTCCAAGCCCCAAGGTGTAGCACCAATAACTGAACCAATCGCTCCGCCCGCGTTGAAGTTGTCTTCAAGCGGCATCGTGACTTTCCAACCAAGACCTGTTCCGGCGCCGTCTGCCCCCGTTAGGGAGTTCGCTAGGCGTTCGGCATTGACTCCAGACGAGGCTGAGAACACCAACAGGATATCGTTGTTACGATCAGAGCCCGAGAAGTGAGTCAGTCGACGCACCTGGGAGCCCGAGAATCCCGCCGTTCTGGCAAAACCACCAGCGGTAACAGCAGTGTCCCGGTAAAGGTTGAAGTTGACTGTGACCAGATCATCAAAATTTAATGTACCTCCGCCGGAGCTCGTCAACTGAGCCTGCGGAAGCTGGACAACAGCGACAACAGCGCCGGACAGATCTGCATCGAACATGACCGACCTGTTAAGATCGACGTTCGAACCACCAACAGTTCCTGTCAGGAAAAGACAACCGGCGGTCTGCGAGGCGGCATAATTAATAGCCTTCAACGTAATATCCGTAGAGCCAGTCGGCGACGCATAGCCGTTGTTCATCCCGTAAGGACCACGTTCGGCCCACACGCCCGATAGATCAACACCACCGGTGAGTTCGCTACCAACTACATTGCCTCCGAAGAGAGAAGATGCAGTAGGATAGCCTAGTCGACCATTATTGAGGCCTGCGCCGTCACCAATCTCCTGCGAGACCGTAAAGTCAAGGAAGAAGATGAGGCCGCTAGGCAGACTCATCGGCTGGACGCTAACTAGATCATTAGCAATTAGGTTGCCGAATACACGACGAACCAGGGGAAACGCAACAGCTGCGAAACCCTCAACGTCTCCACCACTCATGGTGGAAGACTCACGGAGTAGCTCTTTGGCTTGGTTTTCAAGCAAGCTGGCCATTCCGTTTCGAAGACTATCACCTTCGAGACCCTCAAGGAGGCCCGTCTTTTCCCACTTGGAGACAAGAGCCGCACCATCCTTAGCTAGGTCACGATTAATAATACCTTCGGTTAACTTTTGTACAATAGACATTTTTTATATAACCTCCTAATATGTTTTATTGTTTTAAACCTGCCAAACGTAACATTCGATCCATATTTGGATCAACAGTAGTAGAAGCGTCTCTGCTTCTGTTTGAACTTAGAAGCATCGAAGTGGTTGGTCGACTAACAGCTTCGCGAAGTGATTCTATACGGCGAGTCCTATGACCGCCCACTGCGCTTTGAAGCGTTTCAAACAACATCTTCGTCTCTTCTACTGAACTGGCGTTACGAACAGCTTCGACAATCTTTTCTTTTTGTCGCTCATTCAAGGAGGCGCTATTCAAAGCCTTGTTTTGATATAGAAGTTTGGCGTTTTCTAATATCAAAATATTTAATTGATCTTTTGCTTCTCCAAGCAAAGATCTCAAACCACCAACCTCTCTTTGGAGGTTAGTTAGTTGTGATTCATAAAGTTCCACATATTTTTCTTCTTCTTCGGTAGCTTCTTCTGATTGCGCTGCAACAGCAGCCTCTTCAGCTTCCATTTCTTTAACATGTGGGGTTGTGAGCCCGCTCGCTACGGGGGCCCAGCCACCTAGCTGGGCCGACACGTCGACAGTGAGCTCTTCTGCGATGGCATCTAAAAGTTCATCAGAAATTTCAATATCTTCTGCCAAAGGTTCTACTTCGGGGAGTGGCTCTGCTCCAGCAGGAACCTCCTCAGCGCCGAATATTTCTTCAGCTGTCTCCTCTGAGCCCATCATCTCAGAAGGGAGGGGTTCAATTCCCTCTTCCTCTTCGGCATGAAGGCGCGCCCTCAAATCATCAAAATCGATTTCAATTACTTCTTCATCTTCAGGACCACCCAGGCTCGAATCTTCATGAGCTAGGGGTACATCGTCAATAAAAGAAGTATCGGGCGCAACACCTACCGGGGCTGCTGCTGGCATCGGCATGGGCATACCCATATCCTGTTCTAATAAAGTATCCAGGGCACTTTTTACCTCTCCAGAATATTTCTCTAGCACTGCGCTTTCGGCATTCTTAAGCGCTGCTTCCTTGAGCGCCGAAGCGTCTACAATGGCCTGTTCTAACAATGAAGACATAAATTTACTCCTGATCTCACACGTGTTCACAAATAAATAGTGATAAGTATCGATAAAAGCAGTTTTTTATAGGCTGTGAAGGGGTACCCACTTGCCGCCGGCGCGGCCACAAAACCGCTTATTTCTCTCATCATATATAATCATCCCATCAATAGGGTTTTTAACTTTGTCGATATTTTTACACGGGACTGTCAAACTTTCAACGGCACTGATCCCTGATACAACAATATTGTCCTTCAAATTTATGT